CTAAAAGTGTTGCCAATTCTCCAGAGAGAAGTCTCGCATTCGAGCCGGTCAGAACTATCTCGCATTCACAATCGACCCGCAAGGCATTGACCGCCCTCTCCCAATCCTTGACTTTCTGAATCTCATCCAGCAGGGGTTGCAGGTCATTTTGGGAATCGTGGGTGATATCGCCTCCGCCTTTACGGACGCATGGAACAGCGGGACCGGGCAGGCGGTGTTGGACGCCCTGTTCTATATGCTCAATTCTATCTGGGCTCTGATCATCAGCGTCGGGCAGTCTTTCCGGGAAGCCTGGAATGATGGCAGCGGGGTAGAAATATGCAACACGATCTTAAGCATTATTCGAAACATCTTCGAGCTTGTTGGAAATCTGGCCAACCGGATCAGAGAGGCGTGGGAAGAAAATGACAACGGAGTGGCTATCTGGAGTGCGATTTTGGACATTGTAAAAATCGTACTTGGATTTTTTGAACGAATCACAGCGGCAACACTAGAATGGACAAAAACACTCGATATTAGCCCTCTTATGAACGGAATCAGGAGCCTTTTAGAGAGCACAGCCCCATTAATTCAGGTGATTGCGGCACTTGTATCCGACTTTTGGAGTAACACTGTGCTTCCTTTCTTGTCCTGGGTCATTGAAGATGCACTTCCTGTATTGCTATCCCTATTGTCAGACCTTTTTACATTCCTAGCTGAGAATCCACAGGTGCTTGTGGATTTGACAGGACTGGTCGTCGCCTTTATCGCTGCATGGAAATTGGCATCTGTGATTTCCGCACTCTCCAAGCTTAATTTTCAAGTTGTATCGCTCACCTTTATTTTTGGCGTGTTTTTGACTTTGATTTTGGATATTGCAGGTGCTTGGAAAGATATGACAGGTCTTGAAAAAGTCATATCTGTATTGGGACTGCTCGTTACTGCCGCTGCTGTTGCGGCAATTGCGGTCGGCGCATTACAGTCCGCTTTAACAATGGGGGTTGCGGCCATTGCTATTGCTGCCGGAATTACAGCCATTGTAGCGGCTGTTAACTCTGCAACTAATAGAGCCAATAAATCCACAGCCTCTATAAGTTCTGGTGGGCGGTCAATCTCTGGTTACTCATCTACTGAACTATCTAATATCCCCCACCTAGCCTCTGGTGCCGTAATTTCTCCTAATAGTGAGTTCCTGGCGGTGCTTGGGGATCAGCGCAGCGGAACAAACATCGAAACGCCTTTGGCGACGATGAAACAGGCATTTATGGAGGCCATCTCCGAGATGGGAGGAGTTGGGGGAGAAACGGCGGTCAACATAACCTTTGACGGGTCGCTCGCACAGCTTGCTAGAATTTTGGAGCCAAAAATCAGTGTTGAGAGCGCCAGAAAGGGTCCGTCCCTGGTAAGCGGAGGTGTGTTCTGATGGCGGGTCTGTTTACTGTAGACGGAGTTTCCTATAAGGTTCGCGTCCCGGCAGGAGGTCTGACACGGAGCTTCCAGGTCCTGGACGGGAAAAACGCCGGACGACTCCTGTCCGGGACCATGGAACGGGATATCATCGGGACGTTCTACAACTATCAACTCCAGATTGAGCGGGAGGGGGCAAGCCTCGAGGAGTACGACCAGCTCTATGAAGTCCTCTCCGCTCCGACTAGCTTCCACTCTGTCACCTTCCCATACGGACAGAGTACGCTAACTTTCCAGGCGTATGTCACGGAAGGGAGCGACAACCTGCTGCGTCAGTCTGGCGGAAAAAATTATTGGACAGGATTAACCATCAAGTTTGTGGCTAAGAGCCCGGAAAGGACATGAGATGGGGAATAACAAGATTAGATATCTGGATCATGTCTTTGGGGAAGAAGATGACATCAAAAAGGGAAACTGTTATTTGGTCGGTACACTGTTGGGAGATTCTTTGTCCATTAACACCCTGGAATTTGACGTGGAGAGTGACGATTCCACACTAACACAGTTCAAACGAAATGACCCGGTTATCTATGAACACAATGGAAAACAGATCGGCATTTTCTATGTGCAGAACATCGAGCGGATTGGCGCTACTACATACTCCTTTTCGGCAGTTTCCGCCTTGGGCATTTTGGCTGAAGGAAAGCACTACGGCGGGATATACACGGGTCAGACAGTTGCCGAAATCCTGCCAGGTATCTGCGGGACCGTGCCCTATGAGATCAAAACCAATCTGACGGAAATCAAGCTGTATGGGTGGTTGCCCATTGCATCGCCTAGAGATAATCTGGCACAGGTACTGTTTTCCATAGGAGCCGTGATAAAGACTGATTTAGGCGGGGTGTTGCGTATAGAAAGCTTATGGGATGGGATATCCGGTGAGCTGACGCAGAACCAGATGTACGAGGGACCGTCCGTTAAGTATGATTCCGCAGTGACCCAGGTGGTAGTCACAGAGCACCAATATGTGGAGGGCGGAGAGGAAACCAAGCTGTTTGAAGGAACTGCCCAGCAAGGGGATATTATCACATTTAATAGCCCGATGTATGAGCTGGTTGCTGATGGCTTCTCTATCTTGGAGAGCGGGGCCAACTACGCAAAGGTTTCTGGCGGCTCTGGCACGCTGAAAGGGAGGGCGTATATCCATAATACCAGAGAGGTGGTAAGGGATGTATCTGAGGCGGCAGAGCCTAACATTAAAACGGTGAAGGACGCAACACTGGTTAGTCTGGTAAATTCAACGGCGGTAGCGGAGCGGCTGGCTAATTATTTCCAATGGACCGAAACAATACAGGCTCCTATTGTATACCAAGGAGAGGTGCCGGGTAACCGTGTTGCGACATGGCATCCTTATGACAAAACGGGAGTCACCGCCTGCCTGGAATCCGCTGACATCAACCTGTCCAACACGTTGAAAGCGGACGAAACGTTGCTGGTTGGATTTGTGCCGCCGAAATTCGAGCAGGTAGTAACATATGATGAGCATGAAGTGCTGACAGGCTCTGGAACCTGGACAGTCCCGGAGGGCGTTACACAGGTGGTAGTGGTCTTGATTGGAGGCGGCGGAGCCGGTGGGAATGGGAATGATGGTACAGGCGATTTTTATGGTGGATTTGGAGAAAGCAAAAATGACACAAAAACGATTTCCATTTATACATCTGATTCCGCCGGACAAACAAAAACCGGAACCGCTTCCATCTCATCAAGCGGAAATACAACAGAAGCAGGCGTTGGAGGTGCCGGCGGAAAAGCTGGGGAACCCGGAAAGGTCTATCAAAAGACAATCAATGTTTCAGCGGGAGAAACTATCTCTTATATTTGTGGCTCTGGCGGTCAGTCCAATGGAGCTAGTGGAGAGGATACTGTTTTTGGAGAAGAGTCTTCCGCATCCGGGACGGCGGCACCAAGCGGATATACAGATCTTGTATCAGGAATAACCTATGCGAAATCTGGAACTCCTGGTTCTGACGGGGCAGACGGAGGGACCCCTGGAAATAATGGCGGTGACGCTGGAGAGATAGCTGGCGGTACTGGCAGGCCTTCTTACAGTAACCAAAAGAATGGAAGTGACGGCGGATCGTATGCGAACTACACATCGACTTATTCCGTAAACGCCTCTGTTTCTTCATCCGGTTCAGGTGGCGGTGGCGCTGGAGGTCCTTCTGGCGCAAACAATGGAACCGCTGGGTCTTCTTCAACCGCACCGAGTTTTAATCTTTCAGTCAGAGAACCTAGTGGAACTGGAACTTTCATACCTTCAAAGGCCGGGTCTGGTGGAAAGGGTGCTGATGGGGCATCCGCCGCATTGTATGGATGCGGCGGCGATGGAGGCGGTGGTGGAGGCGGCGGAGGGGCCGCTGGCAACTATAACCTTACAGTCCGAAATAATGCATCTATCAACATAACATCTACTCCGTCCAGTACAAGAAGAATAAATTTTTCAGCGTATGTAAGAACCTACGATAACTATTCTGGAAGTGGCGGTACCGGAGGCACTGGAGGCGCTGGTGGGGATGGCTGCATCATTCTATACTATGGAGTACAGAAGGAAATTAAATCCGGCCCTGTAATGGACCGCACTGGCCGCTTTATTCTGGACAAGCTGGGCCGAAGATTCGTCGTGTGAGGTGAGATACCATGACAATAGAAGAGAGGCTGTCCGCCCTGGAACAGAGGATTTCTACCATGGAGTTACAGGCGCTTGCAGAGGAAACACCCACGAGCTACTACACCAGTAAATACAGTGGGGAAGAGATAGACGCACTTCTGGATAAGGTGGCCGCTATGACACAGGAGGTTGGCGTATGATTTACATGACCGATTGGAATATCTGTACGCCCCCCGGTTTTTCCCTTGGATTTGAGGGTGATAATGAGGTCACTTCTCTGGAAATATCCACGGACCTGACAGAAGATTGGGACCTGAAGGTGGACGTGGAGAAGGATGGGCAGAAGAACATCATCCAGCTTTCCCGTGATGGGGAAGTGTACAGTGCTCTGCTCACTGCCTCCATGCTGGCGGATGACGGTACATACGCCATGCAGGTTCGGGGCACTCTGGGCGACCAGGTGCGGCACAGCAACCTGTTTTATGCCACGGTGTTTAATAGCATCAATGCGGTAGACGCATTCCCGCCGCCCCTGCCCTCCGAGTTTGAGCAGATGGAGGACCGTCTGACAGACATTAACAATAATCCGCCAAAACCCGGCACAAACGGGACATGGCTCATTTTTAGCCCGGATTCCGGGGAATATGAGGAATCAGATATACCATTACCAGAGGGCGGCGGTGGTGGCTATAGGATCGGCCACGGCCTGCTGCTGGACAGAGAAACGAATACGCTCTCTGTAAATGCGGTGAGCGACTTCGAGGGGGATAACACCCTTCCCATTACCGCGGCGGCGGTGCAGGATACTGTTGGAAATATCGAGATCCTTTTAGGGACGATTTGAAAGGTGGTAAAAAATGAGCGTAGCAACTGAAATCAGCCGCATCCAAACCGCGCGAAATACGATCCGTGCGAAAGCGGTAGAGCTTGGTATTGGCACGAGCGTTGACACATTGGACAAGCTGGCAACAGAGATCGAGGGTATTGAAAACCGGGGCGCTGTATCGGCGCAAGTCCAGGAGGGCGATACATACACCATCCCCAAGGGCTACCACAACGGAAGTGGCACAGTGTCCGGTGTGGCTGGGGGCGGAAACTATAACCTCCAGAGCAAGAGTGTCACCCCCACCAAAGCCCAGCAGAATGTCACACCAGATCCCGGTTATTACGGACTGTCTGATGTGACGGTAGCTCCGATTCCCGATAGTTACCAGGATGTGTCTGCTGTGACCACCACTGTGGCTGACGTGCTGACTGGAAAGGTATTTGTAGATAAGACGGGTAAGGTTTCTACCGGCACCATGCCAAACAATGGGGCCGCAAATAAAACCCTTACAGCGGAGGAACCGTCATACACCATCCCCAAGGGGTACCACACTGGTACTGGTAAGGTGCAGATTGTCCCAGAGACGAAAACTGTCACGCCTACAAAGTCCGAGCAGACTGTAGAGGCAACAGAGGGCAAGGTGCTTTCCTCCGTCACCGTGGGAGCTATCCCAGAGGAGTTTGTAGACACAACAGACGCCACCGCAGCGGCTGGACAAATCCTCGATGGGGAAACTGCGTATGTTGGCGGCAGCAAGGTCACGGGTACGATGCCAGATAATGGGGCAGTTACCCAAACGCTGACCGTTGCGGCTCCATCCTATACGATTCCGGCAGGACACCATGACGGAACTGGAACAGTATCTATCACGCTGGAGGAAAAGACCGCAACCCCCAGCAAGTCCGCCCAGACGATTGCGCCAACTACTGGAAAGGTGCTGTCTAAGGTTACCGTTGGAGCCATTCCAGCCGCATATCAGGACGTAAGCGGAGTAACGGCTGCTGCGGCTGATGTGCTGACTGGTAAGAAGATCGTAGATGCGAAAGGCACATTGGTATCCGGCTCCATGGCGAATAACGGCGCTGTTTCCGGTACCATCGATGGCCTGACCACGACCTCATATTCTGTGCCTGCCGGGTACACCTCCGGGGGCAGCGTGAGCCTGACCAGTGACATTGAGGAAGCCCTTGCGGCCATCTGAGGAGGTGCGGCATGAGCGTACAGAGCGAAATTGACCGCATCAAGAAGAATGTGAATGACACACTGAAAACTATTAGTGATACCGGCGTGACAGTTGGGGCTGGTAGTGATGCCCTCCCCGTCGCCGCCGCTGCCCTGGCAAATGAGAAGCAGGATAAACTCACTGGTACACAGGGCCAGGTGGTCGGCTTTGACAGCGGGGGTAACGCCGTGCCACAGGATGCGCCACAATCTGGCATGACACAGGAACAGGCCGACCAGAGGTATCTCCAGTTGAGCGGAGGGACCATGACGGGGGAGTTGGTGCTGGAGGTTGTTGAGTCCCCTGATCCGGTAGACGAAGGTACAGATCACAGAGTGCAGTTAGTTGTGAATGGAGATTTTTTGGGTCTTGAGAAGTTACCGCTGATCGGGATTTCTAGTAATCATGATACGGCATATATGTTTGCAAACCCAGGGGAGTTTGATGCGGTATCCGGAGAATCTGGCGTTATTCAACGGGTAAACTGCGGAGGTGTGGTTTTTTATAACGTCGGAGGTGCGCTTAGAACTGGCCTTGTAGAAAATGACGCTTACCTACCTACGATGGAAGATGTAAAAACGGAAATCAGACCAAAATCCACCCTGGTTACCCTCCCCCTCTCCGCCTGGTCCAACAACACCCAGAGTGTTACAGTTCCGGGCGTACTTGCGGATGAGAGTAAACAGTTGATTCAGCCAATGCCGACGATTGCGGACCAAGCGGTGTATTCTGCCGCTGGGATATCCTGCACGGGACAGGCGGCCAACAAATTGACATTCAAGGCGCAGACGGTGCCGACAGAAGATGTGCAGGTTTATGTGGTAATTCAGGAGGTAAGGACATGATTTTTAGTTGTCCTGCCAAGCCGTTTCCGAAATTGCTTGAGTTTGCTTTTCAGAATGGGCCAGGCACCGTTGTGCATGGGCCTTATTTCGCTGAAGAAGGCATGGATTTTTCAGACTGGGTCGTATCTCCACATAATGTCGATGGGTTTAAACTTGTTGATTCTCTAAAAGGTCTGACCGCTCAACCTCCGCCTTATCTTGTCACAAGTGATGAGCAATTTTATCTTACCGTAACTGTTAATACTCAAATAATTGATGGCGAGGTTTATGTCATCGCTATGAATATGTAACTATTCTCGATTGCAACGAAAAAAAGTTAAAATTTCGGAGGTAATGGCATGATACTGAACCCGGTGATACAAGGTGGGGGCGGCGGTGCAAATCTCGTGACTGCAACACTGGATTTTGAGCCGAAAAATGGTGTAACATACACGTTTCTGGATGAAAATGGAACGCCTAAGCAAATCGATGGGACGGGAGTCTATTCCATGCAGGCGGGGATTTTGATTGCCGAATTTGATGTGTCACGCTCTTCGCCCTTTTTCTCTGGTGACATTTCTCAAATTAAAATTATTGGCCAAGTTGGAGCCGCTTATCATGTGACTGGAGATTTCAGGATTTATTAACCAATAGTTTAAGATGGAAAGGCGGTGTGCCATGCCACCGGATTGCAATGATTGTCCCATGGAATCCCGTATCGCTAACCTGGAACGGCGAGTAGAAAAGAACGAACAGAAATCCTCTGAGACGCACAAAGAATTTTATAATCGGGTCCGGGCCTTGGAGATCGCCCGTGCAGAGCAGGGCCAGCAGTACACAACGATACTCGAAAAGCTGGAGGACCTGACGGGTAAAGTGAGCACACTGTCCAAGGGATTGTCAGACATTCAGGCAGAGCCTGGACGAACCTGGAAAGATCTGAAAGGCAAAATGAGTTGGGCCGTAATTGCGGCGGTTATTACAGCGGTTATGGCCTTTCTGTTAGACAAGATAGGTCTTTGAGAGGGGGTGAAAATATGGACTTTGGAATCGCATCCGTGGCGGCCATTACCGTCATATGTTATCTGGTTGGACTGATCGTCAAATCGTCCGGTCTGGATAACAAGTACATACCGGCTATCGTGGGCCTGTGTGGGGGTGTTCTGGGCGTGGCGGCGCTGTATACCGGCCTCCAGGATTTCCCGGCCACGGACCCGCTGACCGCCGTTGCCGTGGGCATTGTAAGCGGTCTGGCGGCAACTGGTGTCAACCAGGCCATCAAGCAGATGAAGGAATAACAACATATTTTTGACTACAAAGGAGATTGAACTATGAACACCGAACTACTCTATGAACTGTACGAAATCAATGAGAAGAACGACGCCCCCGATTTGGCGACCGTAGGCATGCCCATGCTCCTGAAGAAGCACCCTGAGATTACCCATGAGGAGGCCAAGGAGATTCGTGAGTTTACTGGCCGCCATGGGCTGGAGTTGGCCGCCGCCTTCCCTGACAAGGAGGCATTTGCCGCCGCCGTGGCTGCTGGCGTGGCGGAGGATGAGGCCGCCAAAGAGGAAGCGGAAAGAGAATAATAAAAAAGCACCCAATCAGGGTGCCTTTAGCTCCATATTTAGCTGTTGAATAATCAGGGCGGTCTCTAACATCCCAGTCATTTTCTCCTCACTGTCCGGCATGGAGGAAAAGTTCTCCCTGGCATTTGTCAGGATTCTGAGGGCCATTTCCCGGTCCTCATTTGTGGCGTTGCCGGACTCGAACTTGTCTGCTAGTGCAGAAAATTCCTGGTTTGTGTCCACTGATAGGCTGAAAGCAGTTTCTGCCTGCCTCAAAAAGTGGCAAAGCAATTTGTAATCATACATTTTTATCACTCCCTTATCCGCATATTACAGCACACGTCCTGATATGTCAATGGAGGAAGACCATGAGATTACGAAAACAGTATTTAACCAAGAACGACTGTTACAGGGCCGGGAGGACCATCCGGCCACAGGGGGTAATGATACACTCAACTGGGTCTAATAACCCCTTTGTGGCCCGCTATGTGCCCGGAGATGATGTGGTTGGTCGGAATCAGTATGGGAATGATTGGGACAGGCCTGGACTGGAAAAGTGTGCCCACGCTTTTGTAGGAAAATTTGCCGATGGAGGCGTTGGAACGGTGCAGACCCTTCCATGGAATCGCCGTGGCTGGCACTGTGGCCGAGGGAAGAACGGCAGCGCAAATGATACCCACATTTCTTTTGAAATCTGCGAGGACGGCCTGGAGGATGCCAGCTATTTTAAGGCGGTGTACCAGGAGGCCGTGGAGCTGACCGCCTCTCTCTGCAAAGAGTATAACCTGGACCCGTTGGCTGACGGAGTGGTAATCTGCCATCAGGAGGGCTACCGCAGAGGGATCGCCAGTAACCACGGGGATGTCCTTCACTGGTTCCCTAAATTCGGCAAGACCATGGATGATTTCCGGGCGGATGTAGCCCGGTGGATGGAAGGAGAGGATGAAACTGTGACATACGAGCAGTGGAAGGAGTACATGGACCGCTATCGGCGGGAGCTGGGCACACAGCCAGCCAGCCAGTGGGCTGTCCCCTATATCAACAAAGCCATTGACGCTGGTCGCATGGACGAAGTCAACGGAAGCATTGAGCGGCCCCAGGACTTTGTGACAAGGCAGGAGCTGGCAACAGTAGTATCGAATCTGTAAAAAGGACGTGAACCAATGAGCGCAAGAGTGAAGCTGCCTGACCCGCTGGATAAGCTCTTGCGCTCTCAACTGGAGGAGGCCATCCACGAGGCCGCACTCCACCGGGACGATGAACTGATCGCCAGACGATATCTTATTGACAAATGGTGTCAAATGGATATTGCGGCGGAGCTGGGATGGCGCAGGGCCACGGTGGGAGACCACCTTAAACATATTTTGGAACGGGTGAAAAATGTATCCGCCAAGCTCTACACAAACCGTACATAAAACGTACACAACCCCGACTGGGACCGTACCCAGCCGGGGAATTTTTATGCGACAATATAGACATGGAGGACGTGAGGATCAAGGGTTGGTACACGTCGCCGCCCTCCTCACGGACTCCTTATTTTTATACAAAGGACGTGTGATATATGACCCCGGTAGAGAGATTGATTGCCGCTGGCATCCGGCCCGATTGCGCCAGGGAAACCATTATGTGGTTTCGGGCACAGGGGGATGATTATGGTTTGGAAAAGTATCTGAATGAGGTAGAAGCAAGGAAGGGGGTGCCAGCCGATGGCCGGATTTCCTAATTATACATACCCCGCTTACGGCGGCTACAACCCTGTAACTCCGTTTGCGCCCGCTCCGCAGGTCTACCAACCTATGCAGCAGCCCGTTCCACAGCCTGTACAGTCCGCCCAGACAGTTGGGAGTACAAACACACAGCCCAACTTTTTCTGCCGTCCTGTTGCCTCCAAAGAGGAAGCATTGGGTGTCCCAGTGGACTTTATGGGTGCCCCCATGTTTTTCCCGGACCTTGCTCATAGTGTGGTCTACATGAAGCGGTTCAATACCAACAGTGGGTCGGCTGATGTGTTTGAATTTAAGCTCGACACGCCTAGAGAGAAACAGGAACAGGTACCCACTCAGGTAGCGGCCTTTGCCCCGCTGGATGAGTTTATAGACATGAAGGACACAGTACAAAATTTAAAGGACGAGGTTGATAGGTTGAAAAAACCTACTGGAAAGGCAGTGAAAAAGAATGATGCCTCCAATGATGAATAATCCAATGATGGCAATGCTCCAGATGGCACGGAACGGCGGAAATCCCATGCAAATGCTTCAACAGATGGCTGGACAGAATCCACAGGCCGCCCAAGCTATGCGGCTGATTCAGGGAAAGAATCCGCAGCAGCTCCGCCAGATTGCGGAAAACATGGCAAAAGAGCGGGGCGTGGATCTTGACCAAATGGCCAGACAGATGGGGCTCACATTGCCTAAGTAAATAAATCACTTTATCAGTTTTCGGGTCTTGATAAAAACCGCTCTTTGGAAACATCCGGGGAGCGTACGGCCCCGATGTAATAACTGATAAAGGAGTATATACAATGGATAACGATTTTGCGACTGGCTATGCGCTGGGCAGCGATTCTAACGGCGGAAACTGTAACAATGGCGGCTTTTGGGGCGGTGACGGCTGGTGGGCTATCATCATCTTCGCCATGATCTTTGGCTGGGGCCGCGGCGGTTTCGGCGGATTCGGCGGTGGCGGTGCCAGCACTGATCCCGGTCTCCAGGGCCTTGCCACCCGTGCAGATGTAAACGAGGCCATTGCCTTCAACGGTGTAGAGCGCGGCATTTCTGCTATCCAGCAGGGCATCTGCGATAGCACCTATGCTCTAAACAACAGCATCACCAACGGCTTCAATAACACCAATGTTGCTCTGCTTCAGGGCTTCAACGGCATCCAGTCCCAGATGTGCAACATGGCCGCTCAGACTCAGGATTGCTGCTGCCAGACTCAGCGGGCCATTGACGGTGTGAATTACAACATGGCCACCAACACCTGCGCCATTCAGAACACTATCCAGGGCAGCACCCGCGATATTTTGGAAAACAACAATTCCAACACCCGTGCCATCCTGGATTTCCTGACTCAGAGCAAGATTGATTCCCTCCAAGCTGAGAATCAGTCCCTCAAGCTGGCTGCGTCTCAGGCTAACCAGAACAGCTATCTGACCGCCACTTTGGACGCTCAGACCTCTGAACTGATCCGGCGCATCAATCCCATGCCCGTGCCTGCCTATCAGGTGCCCGCCCCCTATCCCTATTGTGGGGCCTATAACAACGGCTGCGGCTGTGGCTGCTAAACGGGTCGATTTCGACCCCTTTAACTTTCCGGCTCTGCCGTGACTATTTCGGGGCGGTGGGCAATAGTCTGCCGCCCCTGATTTTTGGAGGTAAAATATATGTCTTGCAAACCTGTATGTAAGCTTTGTGACCGGCTTGTGCTCTCGCAGGCGGTCACCTTTACTGGTGGGAATCTGGAGATCAACCTGCCTGCTGGTTCCTACAATAACGGAGAGAAGTATTGTATCGTTGTGGCCCAGGCGATCCCTGAAACTACCACTATCAATGCTCCGGTATATATCACCATCGGGACCGGGACAACGCTCTACCCGCTGACCAAGCGTAACTGTGCTCAGGTGACCGCCTGTGGCATCCGTACCCGCACCCGCTACTCCGTCTGCGTCGTGACCACACCTACCGGCGGCTCGTTCAGGATGTTGGGACAGCCTTGCTGTTCTCCCAGCAACAACCTTGCCAGCATTGATGGCGGGACTGCGGCTGCCCCTGCGACCTAAAGGAGGGAGATAGCATGAAGAGATCTACTAAAATGCTCCTGATGAACACTGGAAAAGAAAAGGGCCGTCATTTTGGATTTGAGTATGATGACTGGAAAATGAAGGATCGTTTGCCGTATCCTGACCGTGTAGAAGACCGTTTTCGGGATCGTCAGGGCCGTGAGCACTACGACAATGGGCGATATGCCCCCAGGTCCGCAATGATGGAACCGGAGGACAGAGGATATCGCAGATATTCAGACGGACGGTTTGCGCCCAGGTCTGATATGTATGGGCCTGATATGGGGCGCTATCTTCCCTACCATGACCAACCCATGGGCCATTTTGACGAGAACCAGCATTGGCCGATAAACGATAGATATGAGGGCCGTCCAATCGGGTTCAATCGTGACTGGGTACAAATGGGAAGTTCCGATGCGAGTATACCGCAGTATCGGGAAATGGACCACATTCCTGGCCATCGTGCTATGAGTGGATATTCTGACAGCAATTATTCCCCAAAGTTTGACCAGCAAATGGCCGATGAGTGGACCAGCCACATGGAGAATGAGGATGGAACAAATGGAGCCCATTGGACATTCGACCAGGCAAAACAGGTCATGGCACAACGGAGTCTAGGTTATGATCCCTACGAATTTTGGGCCGCACTTAATATGATCTACTCTGACTATGTTAAAGTAGCGAAGAAATTCGGAGTCGGGGATAAGATCGACTTCTATGTCGATATGGCGAAAGCTTTCCTGGACGACAAGGACGCTGGTCCCGATAAACTGGCAAAGTATTATAAGTACATCGTAAGATAGTGGTGGAAAAAGTGGTGGAACAAAAAACATACATATCTGATAATGCTTAGAGTACCAGTTGATTTGTAGTTTTTTAATCACTGATTCCGGTTCTGAATGTTGGGGGTTCGAGTCCCTTCGGGCGTGCCACTTAGAAAAGCTCCGAAAGCCTAGTATTTTCAAGGCTTTCGGGGTTTTTTCTTTCCTCATTCCGTTTCATATTATAGTCCGTTTTTGGGCCATTTTGGACCTTTCGGTGGTGGAAAAGGTGGTGGAAATTTTTATCTTCCACCGCTGGCTTTGGTAAGTTCGTAGGTGCCATCTAATTTGGAAATTGCTGAATGAAGTGTCGCAGAATCTTTGTGTGTGTAAATATTTGCAGTAGTCTGGATGTCAGCATGGCCCATGAGTTCTTTCGCATTATTGAGTGGGACCATTTTCTTCTGTAGGTCAGTACAGAACGTATGCCTTAGACAATATGGTGTAAGGTCTTTAGCCACTACAGATTTTATGATACGATTACGGTATAGCTCCGCACCCATGTATATATCAAGCTCTCTCAAGAAACTTGTCCACATACGCCTCATACTGTTTTCATTTTGTCGATTTCCGGCTTGGGTAGGAAACACAGGATCAAAAGGCTTCCCTTTTGCATTTAATAATTTTGGACGAAGTAATGCGTGGATCGGAATATCACGCACGCCCGCTTCGGTTTTTGGTGCCTTAATAGCGGTTGATCCACTTTCTTTTGCCGCATGTACATGTATTTCATTGTTGGTAAAGTCAACATCAGACCAAGTAAGAGCGGCTGTTTCTCCCGGCCTCATGCCTGTGTATAACAGAGTGAGTATCCAAAGGCCAGAACGATGGTATTCTGCTACAGCCAAGATTGCAGTTCTTTCTTCCTCGGTAATGGATCGGCGCCTTCCCTCTTTGACGTGTGGCAGCGCTAACAGTTCCGCTGGATCATATGGAATGAGCCTGGACTGTCTAGCTCTTTTGAACATTTCCTGGAGAACCATGCGAATTTTTTTGACATGAGAAGCGGACTTTCCGGCCTGTCCATTTAATATACGTTGAAGGTGTACGTCCTTAACTTCTCTTAGCTTCATATATCCGATGGCTGGCTTTATATAACCGTTAAATTTTTCATCATACATACTAAGGCTCTTTGAGGTGAGGCCCTTTGGGTCCTTGTAGGTCCTTTTCCATTCTATGTACCACGCACTTACAGTCATAGATCCGCCTACGACTTCTTCACCACGCTTGGCGGCGGCGATTTTCTCGGCCAGCTTTGTCATGGCCTCTAATTCAGTTTTCCCGGTAGCCTCATACTTCTTTCCGTTGTACCTGGCTGTTTTTCGGATATAATCTTTAGGCATTGACTTTTTCCCTCCGTTCTAATAAAATGGAGGGGCAGAGTGCCGATCAAAGCTTCTGCCCCTTGTCCCTGTCCAGTGTTGCAAGCGCTGGGCGGGGATTTTTTTATTCATCGACGGGGAGTTTTAACTGATTGTGCATATAGTTCAGTTCTCTTGCTCCCTTGCTCTCTGAAAGCGTTTTCAACTGATATACCACTGTGGCGCGCAATTTCTTCATGCGCTCTGGTTGTGGAACACCTTGATTGACCAAGTACGCATTTAGATTTTCTAAGTTGGTTAATACAAGAAGTTGTTCAATGGTAGCATAATCACGGATGTTTCCTTTAACTCCCGGATTCTCTGCGCGCCACTGTTTTGCAGTCTTTCCAAATAGTACGACATTCAGCAAATCGGCTTCATCTGCATATACATACCCTTGCTGTTGTTTGGACAACTCCGGAGGTATCAGATTCTCCTTGATAGCGTCTGTGTGAATCTTATAGTTTGCACTGACCAGTATCCGCTTTACGTTCCAATCCAGAGCCAGCCGGTGGCCTTCATCCTCTTTAAGCCGCTGATAATCTTTGATGATGTATAGCTTGAACTCTGGGGATAGCCATGATGCAAATTCAAAAGCAATATCCTTGTGGGCAAAAGTCCCGCCTCCATAGCGGCCAGACTTTGATGTTATTCCTATTGCGTTTGTTTCTTTAATCCATCTGCGCGGAGAGAGGGTAAAAGCATTTTCTCCAGACTCTGCTTTAAACCTATCGAAAACGATAGGGTTAAAATTTGGGTTATTCAGTTCTTCCCATAACCCTAAAAATTGAATTGTGCTTGTTGTCCTAAGCCAGTTACAGACAACGATATAAGGTTCGCTTGGATTTTTGTGTTTCGCCATATCAGTCAGCGAGATATAGTCATCCTCGCTCCCAACAGTTGTTACCACGGAAATATCCACACCGTCAGCGTGGATCATGCTTTCTACTTTTTTTGCAGACATAGTCAGCCTCATATCTCCCTTTCCCCGCTCCAGTGCGCCAACACTAGGGCGGAGATTTTTTATTGTGCCTTTTTCAGTTCTGCAATCTCCTGATTTATGCTCCGAATAGCGAGCTTCAAGACGGAAACTTCACTGCGTAGCTCCTCTAATTCACTCTTCGGCGCTAATTTATCCAGCATGATTTTTTGATTTTCCGCCAGCAGATTGAATTTCGGAGTGACTTCTGTATCCAGAAGGACCTTCATGCGCTGGGTGGTTTCGTCCAAAATCTCCTGTTTCTGCTGGGCCAACAAGCCCTTCGTCTCAGACATGATATCCTGCTTCTGCTGGGCCAGCCTTTGGTCCATCCGTTTTTCAGATTCACCAATTCTGGAATCCATCAACTGTGCGATAGCTTGCAGATCTTTTTCTTCTAACATAATAGTTCTCCTCTCTCCACGATTCCAGGGCTGGTACTTTCATATTTCTAAAATTTGCTTTTTCTTTGCGTCAAATTCTTCTTGGGTAATGATCCCACTATCCAATAATTCTTTTAGACGTTTCAAATCGTCAAAAGAATTAGAACTCTTGGGTTCCTGCGCCTTTGACTCTCTCATTAATCCTTTAGCGTACTTGATACACTCCTGTGCATGGGCATATATTCGACGAGCAATTTCCTTATTGCAATATATATTAAACCGTTCAGTCATAGCGTCAAAAGTTACTGTACCGCCCATCATTCCGACTTTCATTTTTATGTCGTTAACTCGTGTAAGTTCAACAGATATTATTTCTTCTCCAATCAGGTTCTTTTGCGCTACGATAATTCGCTCTGTTGTGATTGCATAAGCAGCGTTGTTCCCATGCTTTGTTGGTGATACATAATTATATATACCCATAAATACCGAAAGAACGTTTTCCGTTTGGCGCAGTTCCCGCTCAATCATAGAGAAATGTTTTAATGCCCAGCCTTTTGACGCATTAAAACCCATCTCGTAATATTTACAGAACTCATACATATCAGCGGCTTTAGATAAATCAAAAATGGGCTCAGACATTTCCCGTCATCCTCTCTATCTTTTACACCCTCCGGTGGTTGTGACACTTTATCACTAAAATAATCCTATAAACTGTACTTTTCTCTTTCAAAATAAGAATCTGCGTTATTCATAAAACAAGCTTCCAACTTTTGGGTAATATGCCTCCTTGAAATTATGGAACAAACGTTCTATAATTGGGCTACCAATTAACAGGGGAGGGCTAAAGATGGATGACAGCGATATTAAGCAATTAATGCAGGAGATAGAGTTTGTTTTAAAACGTAATCAAAATGAAAAGTATTTACGAGCTATACTTACCCGTGCCCTCATCCTGGAAAAATTGACCTCGGAGTGATCCGGGGTCTTATTTTTTTGTAAAGCCGTCTATCAGTTTTCTGATGGCGGCTTTTTCTTCATCGTTCATAAACCAATATGCCTTGATAATCCGCTTAATCAGATCATCGTCGGACATATGAATTTGCTCCATGACTTCCAGGAACTCCTCGTCCTCATCTCGTTCGATGTGAGGTTCACCCTCTCCTGTCCGAAGCCAAAGTTCAGATATATTAAATTCCCGGCAAATATCGGCAATAGTCCGGTCGCTTGGGGTTTTAGTACCAGAACACAGTTGAGAAATAAATGCTTGTGATACATTTAATCGTTCGGAAAAAGCAGTTTTTGTAAGTTTACTATCTTTTACACACCATGCAATTCGGTCATTGATGGCCTCCATTTTCTGCACCTCCTATCTTGTACTTATTAAAACACAAGGTACTGAATAAGTCAAGAAAAAATTAACTGAGTTATAAAGAAAGGCTTGACAATGGTGCTAAGTTATGATAATGTATAACTAGGTTAAGGCCGGGGAGGTGAAAAAATGCCTGTAATTGATACCAGCAAACTGTCAGACGCCCAGACTGTGGCAGAGAAGCTGACCGGGCTGCCCAAAGAAGCACTCCTTTATATTGCTGGATATGCGGAGGGTTGCCGGGACAAGCCCAATCGAAAGCGCAGGAAAAAGGAGCAGACCAACCAGGACTGCCGACCACGAATCAACGGTGAATAGGGGAGGGGGTGAGAGGGATGGAAGTCGGACCTGTTATCAAGGCGTATATGGAAGCTCACGGTATTAAGCAGATTTTTGTTGCTAAGAAGTGCGGATGGACAGCCCAACGATTGAGTAACGTCCTGAACGGAAAATCTCCACTGACAGTGGAGGATTACAAAGCCCTTTGTAAGTGTATTGGCGTTCCATACGAGCTGTTCTTAGATGACTGAAAGGAGGTGGTTTCCATGAACCTATCTAACGTAAAGACCTGTGATCTGGTGGCCGAATTGAGCCACAGGGAAGGAGTAGAAAAACACACCGCAGAACCGTACCAAGATGTGACGGTCTCGGTAAACGGCCCTGCGGTGGTGCTGGTAGTTATAGATTAGACTTTGGAGTATCCATACCTGCCCTTGATAAATGTGTGAAAGTATTTCCCATGAGACCCTGCGGACATGAGGCCGGTATATACAGACTGGGGGACGCCGAAATAGGCATAGGTGCCGCCTTTATGAAATGAGATGTAGAGAGTCCCATTTTCATACCCGATGCTGGAAATATCAGTGGAACTGACAGGAACCATGTTCAAAAGGCATTTCTCCTTTCCTTGAAAATGGAGGGCAAGAAACAGTTACCCTTCTTGGATAATTGTACCATATCCAACGACGAAAATCAATATATTGTATAGAAAATTTGTTCCACACAATATACAGGAAGAAAAGTTCCGAAACTGGAAAAATTCTTCCCCGACATGGATCAGGAAACGCTATTCAAACGGTCCGACGACTAGGGAACATGAAAAGGAGGGGAGGGCGATAACATATCAAATCCGAGAGATGTATGGCGGTGTTAATTCTCCAATCAAAGTGGAATTGACCATATTTTTGTCAGGCCCCGATTGGTATAGACTTTCAAGTTCAGAAGCTTGGCATCATCTGGAAGCATACGTTGATCTGATTGAAAAAGAACGTATCCGCTCACAGCTCCAAGGGCAGATACAGAGACATCAAAAAACCTGCAGTAGATAATAGCGAATAAAGAAGGGGGTGATATCAATGATCTTAAAGAAATCCAAAGATTCTGGAGATTACAGTTGCGATAAAGGCAATGACAATGCCCTCGATGATACGAGCCGCAGTCTGAGATACTTTTTTATGTTTCTTGGCTCTTTCCTTGGGGCACTTATTGGAACGTTTTTCGCAGGACTTCTCATATAAAGCGAGTTCGTCAATCCTATGAACGTTGATTGCCCATATCCACGGGGTTGCTTTAAGCAGATAGTAGAATGGGGGATTTCCGATTGAGCAAGGTAAGTATACGGTCAAAAGGCACGATAACAGAGATTTCCATTAATGGAGTGCCAGTGGAGAAAAATGCTTTGCATTTCCGGCTAGAGCAGGATGGTGGCGAATATCCCAGGTTGCTCCTTACCATTTTGGTTGATGAGTTAGATTTGGAGTGCGATGCCGAAGTAGAAAAATCTCGTGTGAGGGGGTGAGAGAGATGGAAGCCATTTTGAAAGGTACACCTGAAGAAATTGCCGCCCTTGTAGTAGCGATACAAGAGCGGCGGGTAAATGTAGATATGGAGATCAATTCTGATTTTGTTCGAGCCATGCATGATATAGTCCGACAACTTCAAGTGAAATCGTAAAGCTAAGTACGGCGATCTGGTTTCCTATCCCATTTGGGCTATCCAAAAATTGAACTTCTTTTGCTTTGAGTTGTGCGTCAGACAAAATATTTTCAATTTTGTTCTAATCCAAGAATATCAGAAAATCGTTAAAGTCTGGCAAAGAGCCCACCCCCTTTCTCTCGTATTTTACCACGGGAGCGGGTGGGGGACAAGAAAGAAGGGGAGGGGGTGCATGTCATATTTCAATGGATCGCTTTATTATTGTCTGTTATTGAAGTGGGTTACATATTTATCTGCGCTGTTTCAGATGAAGAAATAAGCGGTCTGCTTGTATCGCTATTCTCTTCCTCAACGCTACTTTTTGTAGCATTACATTTTTCTTTTTCATAAGTATCCGTTACATCGCTAAATTAACCAAGAAGGAGGAACCGCAATGACCCCCAAACAGAAAGCGAAAATACTCAGGGAGGTATACGGCGGTCTAATGACCCTGGAAGATGTCCGGCGAGAGCTTGGCTGTACCAAGAGATGGGCCAAGCAGTGGCTGGAAAACCACCAGATATTCGGCATTAGAATGAGCGAAAAGAGAGTGAAATACGATGCAGATATGGTGGCATCCGCTATTGTGCGTGACATGGGTGTGAGCGCATGAGATTGCAAAATAATTGCCCCCACCCGTGATAGCGCACGGATGAGGGCGGAAGAACAGGACAAGTCCTAGCACCTTGTATTTTATCATGGTGCGGGACGGAATACAAGGAGGAAAAGTTATGAAGTACGAAGAATATCGGTCTATGCTGGACGGGCTTGGTTATCGGATGAGGGAAGTTGTGCTAAAAGATGTGGCCAACGACCCGGAGTTAAATATAGAGCAGAAAGTCACGTTGGCCAAATTGCAATACTAATCTGGAGCAAATCTAAAGGAAGTGCCATATGAAAGATAATGAAATAAAATCAGTCCGACCTCGTGGAACAGACAGCGCAAAGGTAATTCAAGTTATTGTTACAAAGTCTTTAGAGGGCATTGGAACAGAGGAAGATCCTTGCAAAATTCAAACACGATATTGGAGTTTAGACGGAATCTTGCTGGCAACCAGTTCCTGACTTACGTTCAGCCTCTTTTTCATCGGCTAGTTTAGATATTTCGTCGAGAAGCTGCTCTTCATCATTTCTGGCAATATACCATTTTTCGATCAAAAGCTCGATCAATTTGAGGAGTTTTTTTGCTTCACCAGGGTCAACATCAATGATTAGTTCTACATCTTTTTCCATATGTGCCCCAATGTTTCCAATTTTTCGGAGTCCATCTATCGCCTTCCACTGAGTAGGAGATACCTTTCCTTTGAGCGATGTAATCTCCGCGTTCAAGTTTTTCTCCTTAATATCCCAAAAATCATGGATCATGCCCTGCAACCAACGACGTGCCAAAGTAGCGGATGCCTTTGGACTTAAGTCTACTATGGATACGGCTTCTTCATAATCAGATCGAATTGCCTCTGGAACATATTCAGGAAGAAAGATTGCCATAGACGGGGGGTAGGAAAAACTGAATTTCATATTTTTGTTTTTCCAATACGGAGACATTTTAATGGAGGTTTTCCCGCAGTTTGGGCAAATGCTGAAATCAATTTGAACAGCATTGGTTATAGCATCTGCTTCACTCATTCCTTCTAGATCTGCACTACCATGTGAAGGATAGTAGGTTGTGTTGATATCTCCGTTGTCAAAACAAGTGTGATTGCAGTATGGGCAAAGATAACCCATAAAAACACCGCCTTTCGCCCACATTCTACCATATCACGGCGAAAGGAACAACAAAAAAACGCCCCATCAGGTGTTGAGACCACCTGACGAGGCTGGCAAACCTAACTGACCACACCAATTAGGCTTGATAGATACATCATACTAGAACATCCGTTCTCTGTCAAGCCGGAAAGGAAAATTTTATGAAAAAAACGCTTGAAGAGAACGACAGCATTAAGGACCTTGGGACGCAGAGCCGGAATTCCAGGAGGCACATGAACAATCTGGAACGGGATCATTACGGAGTTGATGTGCCGGAGCTGCTTAAAACGGTTCGGAATTTAGCCGAAGTCATGGCGAGAATCCTGGACCGGGAGGACAGAAATGAAAACTCCAAATGAGACGGTCCGCCGCATCACCCAGCGGGCTATGGAGCGGCACCGGCTGTCGCAAAGGGGCCTTGCCCATGAGATCGGATGCGGCGATGGCTCTATTGCAAAGCTCCTGGACGAGCAGGAGGTACGCCTTACTCAAGAGCAGTGGTTCTATTTGATGACACTGGGAGGAATCAGAATTGTTTGAGTTTTTATCCGTGGTGTGCATGGTGTGCATTGTAATCTGTACCGCCCTCGCTGTGGCGGAATTTATGGAAAAGAGGCGGAAGAAGTGAAAAAGTATGAGTTGACATCTGAAACGAAGGTCTTCCTTGGGAAAACCTTATACCGCATCAAAGCTCTGGTTCAGTTTGGAAATGTAAATGCTGGCGATCTAGGTGGCTGGATTGAGAAGGAGGAAAATTTGAGTCAGTCCGGCAACGCCTGGGTGTCCGGCGACGCCTGGGTGTACGGCAACGCCGAGGTGTACGGCAACGCCGTGGTGTACGGCAATGCCGAGGTGTACGGCAACGCCAGGGTGTCCGGCAACGCCGAGGTGTACGGCAATGCCGAGGTGTACGGCAACGCCAGGGTGTCCGGCAACGCCGAGGTGTGTAAGATAGGTACTGTCTTTTGGATCGGAGCTATTGGCTCTCGCAACAGAACCACAACCTTTTTTCGATGTAAAGACGGAAAGATCTATGTTTCCTGTGGGTGCTTTTTGGGGGATCTGGAGGAGTTTTCCGACAAGGTAAAACAGACCCACGGAGACAACGAACATGGACGAGTTTATATGCTTGCTATTGAGATGGCAAAGGCCAGGATTGTGGAGGAAAAGAATGAAGTACATCGAGGACGGACGCTCTCTGGTGGAGCGAAACCACGACGCTAGAGAATATTGCTATCAGTGCCGCCGGGAGCGTGAGGCACGCATGAACCGCATTGTGAGGCGGTGCCTGGTGGTGTCTAGCATGATCTTTATGTGCTCTCTGCTGGTGGGGTGGGCGCTGTGAGAGATCCGCAGGATGCATCTCCTGCATGGTACTGCTCCAAATGTGGGGCAGAGCAGTACGAGACAGACCCCATTATCCTGGAGGATGGACGGAGGATGTGCGCCAACTGTTTCCAGGATCGGGTAAAAGAACTGCTCCGGGTCAGCCCCGCAATCGTGGCTGACTGTCTTGGTATGAGATATGAGGAGGCGATTTGATGGAAAACAAGTTTTTAGAACGTGTAGGCCAGCTCCAAGCGGAGCTTAAGGCACCAAAGGGGCAGACCAACAAGTTTGGCGGATACAAATACCGCTCCTGTGAGGACATTTTGGAGGCGGTGAAGCCCCTGCTCCAGAAGCACCGATTGGTACTGACGGTGGGAGACGAGCTGATGAACTGCGGGGACCGCTACTACGTTTGTGCCACCGCCACCCTGAGGGATATGGATGGGGATGACTTTATGACCAACAGTGCCTATGCCAGAGAGGCGTCAGAAAAGAAGGGGATGGACGAGGCCCAAGTCACTGGCACAGCCTCTTCCTACGCCCGGAAGTACGCCCTAAACGGCCTATTCTGCATTGATGATACAAAAGACCCGGATACAAACGAGTACACGGAGCGGACTAGGGATCATAGCAGAAAGCGTGAGACACCTCTATACTGCTCTGATTGCCGGACGCAACTGGTAGACGGGGTGAAGCGAGATGGAACCCCTTGGCCAGTGGCGGACATCATAGCCTATTCCACTGGGCGGTTTGGGCGGCAGCTCTGCCCGGTATGCCAGAAAAAAGCGTTTGCGGCTGAAAAGGCGGCGGGACAATGACCCTCACGTTTACAGAGGCCCGTATCCAGATGGACAGCGGGGTTTGGCTGTGCCTAAAGGTCAATGAGCCCGCTCCAGCCAGAACTTTCATTCTGGACAAGCAAAACCGCATCTATGACTGCGAAATCAAGGAGCACCGGGAAAAGCGGAGTCTAGACGCCAATGCCTACTGCTGGGTCCTTTTAGACAAGCTGGCGGACGCTATCCGCTCTACGAAGGAGGAAATCTATCTCCAGAAAGTGCGGGAAATCGGGATTTTCCGGGACTTCATTCTGGAGGCGGCGGCGGTCAAGACTTTCCGCACGGTGTGGGAAAGGCAGGGGACGGGATGGCCCACGGAGATCGTGGATTATTCCAGGTCCGGGGATCGTCAGGTAGTCCGGGCGTACTACGGCTCCAGCCAATATAACACAAAGCAAATGTCCCGGCTCATTGACAGCATCGTGCAAGACTGCAAGGACCTTGGCATTGAGACATTGCCGCCTGAGAAGCTGGCGGCCATGAAGGAGGAGTGGGGCCGTGCATAAACAGACCAAGCAAACAGCCATATCAGCCAGTGTCAAGGCCGCTGTGGCCGCGCGGGACTGCACCCACGGCCCCGCAACCTGTATCCTCTGCGGCGCTCCGGG